AAATTTAAAAGCCCCATTTGATATCCGCGGAGGAGATCGTCTTGCTGTTTCTGTAGGAGGAGTCACTACAGAGCACACTTTCCAAAATAGTGATTTTATCAGTCCGGGTGGAGCTACGGCTTATGAAATCGTAGCTTCTATCAATGCTAATAGTTCTCTTCTTTTTGAAGCTACTACTTCTGAGGGTGGAACTAAAGTTCTTTTACAGGCTCGTGCAAATGACAATGAAGATATTCAGGTTGTTGGCGTAACCTCAGGAAGAGATGCCTCTGTTTTAATGGGTTTTCCTTCAAATAAAGTCGAAACCATTCGCTTATTTAAAAATAAAAAACCTCTTTCAAAAGATGGAAATACGGCTACAGTAAAATCTGCTAAACAAGCAGATTGGTCTAATACTATTTCTACAGGCGATACTTTAATTTTATCCGTTGACGGAACAGCAAATGTCACATACACAATAACTGACGCTGACTTTGTTGCTGAAGGTTCTCATAATACCGTTTCATCTACAAACTCTCTTGAGAGTTGGGTAAATGTTTTTAACAAAAAACTTACTGGAGTTACAGCTTCTATTGTTGGTGAGCAAATTTATCTCACTTCAAATCTTGGGGCTTCAGATAGAGCTAAAATAGAAATTTCGCCAAGTTCTACTCTTGTAACTAAGAACATGTTTTCGTCTGCTATTGGGCTTTCGGCCTCTGGAAAGACTTCTGATTTTGAATTTTCTAGAAATACCGCTCAGATTAAATTAAAAAAGCCTCTTGCTCAAGGTGACGAACTTACTGCTGGCAGTAGAGACACTGAAGCGCGAGTTGAGGCTGCAAGAGTTCTTGGTGGCACAACAACGTTTACATCTGACGCATACATATGGTTTTTGTTTGATGACAAAGACGCTCGGATTGTTAATACGGGAGTAGCCGCCACCTCTTTAATTGAGGTTCAAAAGCCTGCTCCAAATATTATTAGATATTCTTCGTCTGTGCCTACTGCTTTTTCATCGGTTCAAGTTGGAGATTATGTTATTGTTTGGTCTCCTCAGCTTTCTGCTACTAATAGACTTGAAGGGCGAGTTAATGCCGTTACGGCAAATACTTTAGATATTAAAGTCACTGCCGCAGAATATGCTGCCGCTGTTGCTGAGTCTGGAATTGTTTACCAAGAAGGTTTTGTCGTAGTTAGAACTACTAAGGTTCCTCAAAAACTTAAAGTAAATTTAGGAACTAAGTTTGTAACCGATATTGCTGATGAGCTTAATACTCAAGTTAAGGCCGCTGAATTTACTACTATTGATGATGAAATATTAGTTTGTAAATCTAAAACAAAAGTTGCCGAAGGTGGCGCTGTTTTAGTTGTCACTTTTGATGTTTCTGGAAAACTTTTAAATTTTACTGCTGGTGATTCTGATCAGAGCAAAGAATCTCTCTTAGCTTTTTATGAAAGCGGCTATAAGGAAGGAGCCTTTCCTTTATTTGCCCACGCTGCTTTTGCTTCCGAGGCTTCTGCTGTTCCTCCTTCTAGTTATATTTCTACTATTGCAAGCTCTGTTAACCCTTCTAGTATAGGGTTAGATCCCAATTTAATTATTGGATATTTGCAGCCATATGGCTCTATTTTGGATGCTTTAAGTACCTCTGAAACCACAGAGCTTGATAATTATTCTGGCTCAACATTAACTCTACATCAAGATCCTCTTATAAAGAGACTTAGACTCAATGACCGTTTTTACTTTGCCCAACCACTTGATTTTGGGCACGAAGATGAGGCTGTAGTTGTTCTAGATGGCAATGCTTCAGATAAGACTTTTTCTATACCATTTTTTAGAAAAGCAAAAACTAATACAACCCTGGCCGTTAACCCTAATAGTTTTAATGCGTACGATTTAGACGCAGGTCCTACAACTCCTTTTACTCAATTTTTTGATCCTTCTTTTAGCTTTAACAATTTTAAAGTTTTAATGCAGGCTAAAAGAGTTATTGATACCCCTGCTCTTCAGGACGCCATTCTTTATCGTTCTAAAAAATGGGGAAGATCAGGCGAAAGAATCAGCGTAGGATATATCTATCCTACTGTGCCTAATAGCCCTATTTTACATACAGTTACTGTTGATGATAATGTTGCAGTTAAAATTTCACTAAAATCTGGTCCTGCTATTCCCACTACTATAGATGGAACTACAGAATGGGATGTTACAATAACTCCAAACACTCCTGTTGCAGGCGTTGATCAGGTGACATATACTTGGACAGGTACTGGTACCGCTCCCAACTTAGGAGGTCTGTCTGGTGGTGAGTATGTAAATATTTCTCAAGGCTCCGAATTAAATGTAAAAAACACTGGCGTTTTCCGTATTAGTACAGAACCCGGTTTTGCTCCTACCGCCAGCAGCTTCACAATTGTTAGAAAACACGGTGAGGCAGTTGCAGAGCAAGATAAGGCAACACTTGTTGCAAGCGTATTTAGTTTTTACCAATCTTCACCAACTACCGCCGCAGAAATACAAAACTATGTTACGACCTCTACGTTGTCAGATATATTGACAGCGACATTAGTAAATGATGGTGGTATTTCTGGTTCAGGTGTTATAAATAGAAGCACAGCTGAACAAAACAATTTTGCTTTTGACTCTTATTATTTGTTAGACGGTATTAATTGGATTGAAAATACTAACCTCGGCGGTTCTCCTCAGTTTACTTTTAAAAGACCTTTGAGCTACCCTTCAGATACTGGTTATGCGTTTAATCAATCTGAAGAACTTAGGCTTGTCCCTACAAGTATTGATCAGGCTGTAAGATTTGCTAAAGTCCTTGCTGTTTCTGGTTTTACAACATTAGGATCTATAAATCTCTCAAAAAGAGAGAGCCGTATGGAAATCTCCACTAACCTTTTAGGTGGAGATGGATCTATTCAAGTTGTTGGTGGTACGGCCAATGCGGTTGAAACCCCTGTTTTGGGAAGCTCTTCCCTTGTAAAAAACCAATACACACTTACTGGTGTCAGCCGTTCTGGGCTTATGGGATTTCATAGTGATCAATGGGTAAAACTTTCGGCTAATTTTAAACAGCCTAAGGCTACCCTTTTTAAGGGTTCAGCGTCAATTTCTGTTGATGGTGATTATCAAACTGTTGGAAGATCAAAAATTGAGTTAAAAGGAAGAACGCTTACTGATAGACATTTTGGAAAACCAAGACATCATATCCGTTCTAAAGGTAGAACATTTAAGGTTGAAAAACAGGGCGATTTTACATGTATTAGCTGGGACGGATCAGGAACCCAACCTTTCTTTTCTAAAATTTTAAACCTTAATGCCACTGGAAACGGAACTCTTAATATTGAAAAAATTGCAAATACTAGTGAAGTAAATATTTATATTTTAACTGGCACTTTAAATTTTACAGAAGTGTCTATAGGTGATTTGATCACCGTATCTGGCATGAGTAAGCCTGAAAACAACGGTACTTTCCTTGTGACTGGTGTTTCTGAGGACGGTAAAATTTTGCGTATTTTAAATCCTTTGGGTTCAAATGAGTTTTCAATAGGAACCGCTTCTATTTTGGACAACGCAAATATTACAGGCGATGAGTTTATCATTGGAGGTAACTCTTTGATTGCTGGTGTAGATTTTGCCGTTGGCCCTAATGCTGCTGCCACTGCTGCAAATCTTGCTTCTGCTATTGGGGCTCTTCCCGGCGTTACAGCCACTTCTTCAGGCAATGTTGTAACAATAGAAGCCACAAGCCCTAATGCCAATATTTCGTTGGTTTATAACGATCTTGGTGGCGCTGGAGGAGGAGCTGTTTCAGGGCCTTTCCTTGTCGGTAAAACATATACACCTTCTAGTTTTTCTTGTATTTCTTCTGTTTCTGAAGGAGATACTGTAATAATTTCGGCTCCTTTTTCTGTTTTAAATAGAGGAAAATTTAGAGTTATCAGACGCTATGAAAACTCAATCTATATTGATAATCCAAACTCGGTAGAAGAATCTGTAACTTTACCTTCAAATTTGATTTCTCTCAGCTATACGGGCACTACTCAGTTTAATATTCAGGCTACAAACAATAAAATGAGGCTTGTTTGGAATGGCGTTGGAGCAGAACCTCTTCTTGGGGTTGCTCGTCCGGGCGATGAGATTACTTTTGGTACTGACTTTGCCGCAAATAACCAAGGCACTTTCATGGTCACTAGGTCTGGAGATAAGCTCCCAGAAATTACAAGAGCAACTTGTATCGCAGGTAGCTTAATTACTACTGGCCAATATTGGCTTATAAATGCCGCTGGCAATACTACCGAATATTATGTGTGGTACAATGTAGATGGCGGAGGTGGAGATCCTGCTTTAGTTGGTAAAACTGGAATTCAGGTTGCTATTAGCAGTACCGACACTAATATTCAAGTTGCAAACGCTACGGCTGCCGCTCTTAATTCTGTGGGCGGAAACCCGTTTACGGCTGTTGTTTCTGGCAATAGAGTTACAATCACCACAACTGGCTTTGCCGAAACTACAGACGCAACTGAAGGGAACATGCCTTCTCAATTTGATATTGAGATTTTACAAAAGGGGAGAAGGACATTCATTGAGTGCATAAACCCTGCGGTTTCTGCTCAAAATAATATTCTAATTACAGATGTTCTTGAATTGCACCGACCTCAAATGTTGTTTTATGAATATGAGGCCACTGTTCAGGGCGATTCTTTTATAATAACTAGCGACTTCTTAGGTTCTGCCAATAAAGGAACTTGGATTGTCGATCGTGTTATTGACCAAGATACTGTGTTGGTTGTAGGTACTATGTTGGATAGAGAGTTTACCTCTTTATCAGGAAATCAAGAAGCCATTCTTGTTCAAGAAGAAAAGCCCTATGTTGGGTATAAACAAATCAGAATGGTAGTTGACGATCCTGCCTCTACAGATCGCGGTATTATAGTGTTTTCAACTGCCGAGCAATATAATAAGATTAATGATATTGGTCAGGTTCAAATTTCTGCAATGTCCAAGCTCAACTTTAACACTACAATAAGAAAAGGATTGGACAGTTATCGATACCATACAGGCATGATTGCAGAAGCAAACCGTATTGTCTATGGAGATCCTAGAGATCCTGTAACTTACCCCGGTGTAGCAGCTGCAGGCGCTGAAATTTTTATTCGCGAACCTTTATTTAGGCGTGTCAGGGTTGCTATTGATGTTCGTATTGAAACAGGTATACCTTTTGCTCAAATCACAGAGCAAGTAAGAACAAATATCACAGCTCTTATCGAAGGTAATCCAATCGGCCAATCTATTGCAATTAGTGATATTATTGAGTCTGTTAACTCCATACCGGGAGTTAGGGCTGTTGCTATTAGTTCTCCTCTTTATAATGCATCAAATGACACTATTCGTATCTCGCCTTCTGAAAAGGCTAGGATTATTGACCCAATATCAGACATTTCTGTTAGACAAATTGGAAGTTAAAGATGCCTACTACTAAACAGGAACAGTACGAAAGACTTAGAAAGTTATTTAACAACGCGATTCGAGGTCCGAACATAGATGCTATGCTTTGGGCTTTGGCAAATCCTGCTGTTAATTTAATTAACAATATTGAAGCTATTCACGATAATGTTTACATCGCGACTGCTGTTGATCGCTATTTAGATCAAAGGCTTGCGGACTATAATTTGGTTAGACCTCCTGAGGTAGGTTTAGGGGACGACATCTTTCGTCAAATCGGTATTTCAGTAATTAACAGAAAACAAGTTCGCGAACTTTTAATGTCTATTTTGACTATTATTTTTGGCGAAGAGCTTACCCAAGCAACTGCAAAAAGCAATGCTGTAGAGCCATACAATCTTAGTGATGGCGATCTTCTTAAGGTTAAATTTGATGGCGGAGAAGTTGTTGATATAAAATTTGAATCTTCTCAATTTGTTAATATTAGTTCTGCTACAGCTCAAGAAGTTGCTGATGCTATAACAAAATCTTTAAGAGCACAAGGGAAGGCAGGAAGAGCTTTTTCAAAAGATGACGGTTCTGGTGCCTACGTTGTTCTTATTTCCGACACTGAAGGTCCTCAATCTTCTGTCGTTGTTCTTGGCGGAAGGGCACAAAACAAGTTGCTTTTTGACAAAGCACGTCCTACGACTGGTGGAGCGTCTACACAATGGACTGTGTCTCTTGTTTCTGGTGGTACCGTTCGTTTTACTTGGTCAGGTGGGGCAAATCCTTCTATTGGTAAAGTTAGAGTGGGCGATTATGTAAATATTTTTGCTTCTGGTTTTAGTGCTACAAATAAGGGTACGTTTACTATTAAAAATATAAAGGGTGGAACTGTAAACAATGCCTATTTTGAAATAGAAAATCCTTCAGGAGTACCTGAGATTGTAACACAGGGTACTGCTGATGGGGTTTTGTTTTTCCAGCCCTTTAAAAATACTCTTACAACAAAACCAAGGTATGCCGCTCTTTTCCAAGAAGAATCAAGACTTCTTGAAATTTTCATACCAGCAAC